GGTAACCATGAGATTATGTCACTATCCCACTCAGAACAACTTGCAAGTGACTTTGGACGTACAGTACGTGATGTAGTCGGAACCGCTAGGTTCCAGCGCATTTTTCGTGACATTAGTTTGAGGAGTGATGTAAAGGCTGCAGGTAAGTGGAAGACAAACAAGAATGGGTCTTACTATGCCGCAGGTGTACGAAGCCAAGTGGCGGGTCGTGGCGCACACGTAGCTTTGCTTGATGACGTTATGTCTGAAGAAGATGCTATTTCAGAAGCAGGTCGTAGGTATATTAAGGAATGGTATCCTGCAGGTCTAAGAACTCGTATCATGCCTAATGGTGCAATTATTATTATTAATACTAGATACCACTATGATGACCTTTGTGGTTGGCTTCTTAAACAGGAAGCAGCAGTAGAACAAAATAAATATCCTTGGGAAGTAATTAGTATTCCTGCTTGGCTTAATGAAGAAGCAGCAGAGTTATTAGGATTACCAGTAGGTGGTTCTTACTTTCCTGAATGGAAACCAGATGAGTTATTAAAAATTGACGAGCAAGAAATTAGAGCATCTAATGGTAGTAGATATTGGAATGCTTTATATATGCAAGACCCTAGTCCTGATGATGGTGGTATTATTAAAAAGAAATGGATACAATCTTGGGATTACGATGAACCACCACCATGTGACTTTATAATACAAACATATGATACTGCTTTTAGTACGGCTCGTACCGCTGACTATAGTGTAATACAAACTTGGGGTATATTCTATACATTTGAAAATAACGAATATGGTGTAGAAGAAAGTCAAAGTAATATTATATTATTAGGTAATACTAAAGGTAGATTTGAATATCCAGAACTAAGACGTAAGGCACAAGAACTTTATGCAGACTTTAGACCAGATGTATGTATTATAGAAAAGAAAGCTTCTGGTCAGTCTTTGATTCAGGATATGAGAAGGGCTGGTCTTCCTGTCTTAGATTATTTACCTGATAGGGATAAGGTGGCTAGGGTATATGCAGCCACACCAATGATGGAAGCTGGTCGTGTCTGGTTGCCTTCAGATAGAACATGGTCAGATGATTTGTTTTCTGAGTGTATGTCTTTTCCAAACGGCGCACATGATGACCAAGTAGATTGCATGACTATGGCTATTCACTATATGAAAGACAGTTGGAATCTTATACACCCAGAAGACCCTAATTGGGAAGACGATGTTAATCCAAGAAGACAAAAGAGGGTTGCATATTGGAGAACTTAAAGATATAATATAAAAATCGTAGTTTAACTGGTAGGAAAGAAAATGGCTATTGAAAAAAATCCCAATGATATTATGCAGCAAAACATGGATAATGTCATTCAATTAAATATAAATCAAGAATCAGACGATGACGTAGGATTTGAAGTTGACCCTGAGACAGGAGAGATAGAAGTATCTTTTGCTCCTGATGCTGATATGTTTGGTATGGAAGTAGAGGTTGAGTATGACGAAAGCGGCTTCTATGATAATCTAGCGGAACAACTTGATGAAGATACTCTTACGTCTATTGGTGAAGAAGTTTACGAAAAATATGAAGCAGATAAAGCCTCACGTTCAGAATGGGAATCCATGTTTGAGCGTGGGTTTGATTTGCTTGGTCTGAAGTTAGAGGAAACAACAGAACCGTTTGAAGGTGCAGCAACTGCTGTACACCCACTGCTTATTGAATCTGCAGTGAAATTTCAGTCACGTGCATCCCAAGAACTCTTTCCTTCCAGTGGTCCAGTCAAAACCCAAGTTCTTGGCGATGCTACCGTGGAGCGTCAACGGCAAGGTAACCGCGTACAAAACTTTATGAACTATCAATTGACAGAGCAAATGCCTGAATACTTTGATGAGTTCGAGCGTATGCTGTTTCACCTTCCGTTGATTGGCTCTGCATTTAAAAAAGTTTATTATGATGCGTCAATAGACCGCCCTGTCAGTGAGTTTGTTCCTATTGACCAGTTCTATGTGTCTTACTATGCTACAGACCTAAGACGTGCAGATAGATATACTCATGTACTATATCGTAGTCCTATGGAAATTGCCAAGCAAATGGCAGCAGGTATGTATGCAGACATTGATATGCCAGATGCGTATCACCCAGAGCAATCCGCACTAACAGAAAAAATGGATACTGTTCTTGGTCTGTCTCCTTCCTCAGACCTTGACCCTCAGTATGTATTGCTTGAGCAGCATTGCTATCTTGAAATTGAAGATTATGAAACAGCTTGTCCTTATATTGTAACTATTGAAGAAAGTTCACGTAAGGTATTGTCTATTCGCCGTAACTGGAAAGAAGAAGACAAAACAAAACAAAAGAAAATGTTCTTTACACATTACCGTTTTGTTCCGGGCTTTGGTTTCTATGGTCTTGGTCTTATTCACTTCCTTGGTAACCTTACTATGTCTGCTACTGCAGCAATGCGTAGCCTTATTGACGCTGGTCAGTTTGCTAACCTTCCCGGTGGCTTTAAAGCTAAAGGTGTTCGTGTTGTTGGAGACAATGACCCAATTGCTCCGGGCGAGTTTAAAGAAGTTGAAGCTACAGGTATGGACTTGTCTAAGTCTATTGTACCTCTTCCATATAAAGAACCATCAGCTACATTGTTCCAGATGATGCAGTTTACTGCTGCGGCTGGTCAAAAGTTTGCTGATACAACTGAACAGGTTATTACTGAAGGGTCAAACTATGGTCCTGTCGGTACAACTATGGCTTTGCTTGAAGCATCAAGTAAGTTCTTTAGTGCAATCCATAAACGACTACATAAGTCACAACGTGATGAATTTAAAATCTTGGCTCGTATTAACTACGAAAGCCTACCTAATGAATACCCCTACGATGTTCCCGGTGTAACAGAAACTATTTTCCGTCAAGACTTTGATGGTCGTGTAGATGTTATTCCTGTCAGTGACCCCAACATTCCTTCTAGCGCACATCGTTTGATGATGACACAGATGGCAATGCAGTTGGCACAGACTTCTCCACCGGGTATGTTTAATATGGAAGAACTAAACCGTACTCTATTGAATGCGGCTAACATTCCTAACTTGGATAAAATACTTCCTGATAAACCACAAGCACAGCCTCTTGACCCTGTTACAGATATTGAAGCTGCAACTAAAGGTTTGCCTATCAAAGCTTTTGCTGGGCAAAACCATGATGCTCATATTCAAATTAAACAAATGTTCTTACAAGACCCTATGAATGGTGGCAATCCAATTATGCAACGTATTGCTCCTGTGCTACAGGCTAATATTCAAGAACACGTTGTAATGAAATATGAAGAACAGGTAAATGGTTTGACACGTCAAATGATGGCAGAAGCACCTCCGGGTGACCCTAACTCTCAGAACCCTCTTGTTATTGAACAAGTAATGGTAGCTGCTGCACAACAAATAATGGCTGCAAACCAAGCTGCTATGCAGCAAGGTCCTTCACCTGAACAAGCAATGGTTCAGATGGAAGGTAAACGTCTTGAAATTGAACAACAAAAGGTACAAGCACAACTAGCTAAAGAATCTGTAGAGGGAGCGTTAAAGCAACGTGACCTTGACCTTAAAGAGCAAAAACTTGCACTAGATGCGTATAAAGTGGGAGCAGAGAATACTCTGAAAGCGGATGAAAAAGAGAAAGATAGAAATACAAAAACGGCAATCAAAGCTGTTGAAGTCCTTGCAGACCTCATCAAACAAGACAAAGGTTTTAAAAACTCCGAAACGCTTAAAGCGGCAGACATGATTACTAAGTTAATATCTGATGCCAAGAAAGGCAAGTAATGCTTTGGGAAGAAATAGATAAGCATTTACAAAAAGAAATTGATTTATTAAAAAATTCACTTGCATCTGGAGCCGCTTCAGACTATGCTTCGTATATGAACTCTGTTGGGCGTATTTCAGGATTGGAATATGCCAAAGCAGAAGTTAAAAATATAGTAAATAAAATGATATACGAAGACGAAGAGGAGTAACAATGCAACAAGTCTCTATGGGAAAATCAATTCTTAATGATGCATGGAATACAAATGAGGAAGTACCTGACCCAGAGGTTCTTCCTATTATACCGGGTTACCATATTTTAGTACGGCCTGTTTCTGTTAAGTCAGAAACTAAAGGTGGTATTATTTTACCCGATTCTACTAAAGAAGATATTGCTTACTTAACAACTGTAGGTAAGGTTCTTCGTGTAGGTAAGGATGCCTATCAAGATGCTAACCGTTATCCTAATGGTGCTTGGTGTCAAGA